ACGCGGCACTCCCGACCCCGCGCACCCCCGGCGAATACATCGGCACGCAGAACGTGGCGTTCACTTGGGATGCGTGGCAAGCCTACGTCGGCGCCGTGGAGCGCAAGTTCTGCGAGGTCAATGGCATATCGCTGCCTCCAGCAGCGAAGGAAGGAGAGAAGAAGCAATGAGCCTGGAGGTCGTCCCGGTCACGCTACGGGAGGCGCAAGAGTTCGTGCAGAGGCACCATCGCCACAACAAGCCACCGCACGGGTGCAAGTTCGCTCTGGGCGTGCGCAGGCTCGGCGAGTTGGTCGGCGTGGCTACAGCTGGCCGCCCCATTGCCCGCGCGCTAGACGACGGGCGCACGCTGGAGGTGAATCGCTCTTGCACGGATGGCACGGAGCACGCAAACAGCATGCTCTACGGCGCGATCTGGCGCGCGGCCCGCGCGATGGGCTACGTGCGCTGCATCACCTACACCCAAGCCGACGAGGGCGGCGCCAGCCTGCGTGCGGTGGGGTGGGTTCGTGTCAAGGATCTGCCGCCGCGCCGCGACTGGATCGACAGCAGCGTGAAGCACCGGCATCTGCGCGAGCCGGCGCAGCAGACGTTCATCGAGGACGAGCGACGGCGCACAGGCGAAGCGGCGCGCGTGCTCTGGGAAATCAAACGCGCAGAGCAAGGAGGAACCCAGCCATGACCCATCCCACCCCCAACGACGCCATGACGGACATTGAGCGGCTGGCAGACGAGTACGCCGATGCTGTTGTGGACTGGTCAATGAACGGGCATCCCGCAGACAAGGCTCGCGCCGCCCTTCTCGCAGCCATCGGCAAGCTGGTGTCCTCCACCCAGCCAGCAATGGCGTGGCAGCCGATTGAGACGGCGCCCAAGGATGGCCGCGCTTTGCTGCTGGGGCACTTCAACTCGCACGGTAAGTGGCGCACGGTTCGCGGCGAGTGGTGCTCGGAGGCGGCTATTGCAGAGGGCTGGGAAGACCCCGAGGCGCCTGAGGGCTGGTACGAAACATCAGTGGAGTCGGATGACGTTCCGAACTGTTGGTGGACTGAGCCCACCCACTGGCAACCGTTGCCTCCCCCTCCGCGCTCCCAAGTGCAGGGCGGGCTATCCACCAACAACGAGGAGATGAAGTAATGGTCGCGAACTGGAAAAGCAAGCAGGCTCTGGCGCAAGAGGCGCAGGGCTACGTCGCCAAGGCGATCCCGCGCGTGTGCGGCAACTGCAAGCACTTCACCAGCGAGAAGGTCGATGCAAATGCCGACTACGCCGGCCATGCGTGGGTCACGCCGTACATCGTGGACAAGAACATGCGCTGCGCGATCGGCGGTTTTGCCATCAAGAAGATGGGAACGTGCAACCTTCACGACGCCGCCATTGAGCGCAGCGACAAGGGATCTGAACAATGAGCGCAATCAAGTTGCCGGAGCCGCAGTTCTCGTCGTGGCATGGCGAAGTGCACAAGTCGCTGCTCAATCCCACCGGCTGCATCAACGCATTTCCATGGGGGCCGCGCAAGGAGCGAGACGCGTACTGGCGCGACAAGGGCTACCACGCCGAACCGCTGTACACCGCTGAGCAGATGCGCGAGGCCATCGCCGCATCCCGCTCTCAGGCGGCGCCGTTTGCAGCGCACCCGCTGGACGCCCTGCTCCCGGAAATCTGCCAACTGCTGGACACCTGCCGCGAGGACTTCATGCAGCGCGGGCTATGGACGGAGTGGGACCAGTCGGTGCGCGACCGCATCACTGCGTACAACCTGAGCAAGATGGGGGCCGGGCATGGCTGCTGACAACCTCGATGACCTGCACCATCCGCCGTTCGATTGCGACTGCGGTCGCGGCGCCCGCGTCACCCAAGCTGATGGCGCGGAGACGTGCACGCGCACCCTCGCGCTCTTTCGCGAAGCGCACAGATCGATTCCGGCGCAATGGCTGCCGCTTCGCCGCACCTCTCTAGCTGCTCTGGGAGAACAAGGGAAATGAGCGCAGACACCCGCAAAGCGTTTGATATGAGAGACGAGCCGACCACGACGGCCGGGACGCCCACCAAGGTGCGCGAAATGGAGCATGAGGCCATGCGCCAGTACCGCGCCAAGTACCCCGATGGCATTCCTTGGCATGAACTGGACAGCCAGACCCGCACGATGTGGGTAGTCCACGTTGAGGGCGCCGCCTCCATTCGTCGCGCTGGGAAGGATCTCTGAAATGGACGCACGAGTGACGAAAGAACGGCCAATCCTGTTCCAAGGGGCCATGGTCCGCGCCATCTTGGCCGGCACGAAGTCGCAGACGCGGCGCCCGGTCAAGGGCCTGGCGCTGGAGTGGCTGGCGCCGGGCATGTTCACCCCCGAATACGTCGCGCTGCCGGAGAACGGGCTGTGTCCCTACGGACACCCCGGAGACCGGCTGTGGGTGCGCGAGGCGTGGGCGCAGAACAGCGGCACGGAGGGTGGCTACCTGTACCGCGCCGACCATGGCGGAACGAGCGGCTTCTATAAGACCGACTTGAAGACGGGCTTGTGGACGCATGCCTGCCACAAATGGCGCCCTTCGATCCACATGCCGCGCGCCGCCAGTCGGATCGCGCTGGAGATCACCGATGTCCGCGTGGAGCTCCTGCAGGACATCAGCGAATCCGATGCCAACGCCGAGGGCTGCGATCTGCCGTCCGTTGATCAGGACTGGTCGCAGTGCCGCCGCTGGTATCAGGCCCTGTGGGAATCCATCAACGGCCCCGGCAGCTGGGACGCCAACCCGTGGGTGTGGGCTGTCAGCTTCCGTCGGGCAGGAGAGGAAAGCTGATGCCCTCCCCCCATCGAATCAAGGCCGCAGACGTCTGCACGTTTGCGCTATCCATCTAGAGGAAGAACATGAGCGACCTGAACCGCACGCTCTTCATGACAGCCGCGGACCTGGCCGGCGAGGCCGACTGCACGACAGAGCGTGTCGAGGAACTGGCACGCGCCGGCATCATTCCCGGCCTCAAGTGGGGTCGGTCGTGGCGATTCGTGCGCGCTGACGCCCCTGGCTTCCTAGCGGAGATCGCCCGCGCCGAGGCCGAGGAGCGCCGCAGCAAGCGGCACCAGCCCACCACGGCAGCACCCGTCAAGCGGCCTCGTCGCGCCGCGCCGCCCGCGTTGCCTTTCGTGCGGCCGGCGGCGTAGGCTCGCCCCAAAGCCGTTGCGCCAAGTCCTCGCCTCGGAAGGACGCATACCGGTGTGCCATCGTTGAGTTGGGCGCCCAGCCCATGATGCGGTTGATCTCCTCCAGGCGGAACATCCAGTTCCCGGAGGCATCGCGCAACTCGAGCCAGCGGCAGGTCGCCTCGTGTCGAAGATCGTGCTCGCGCAGGTCGGTGATGCCCGCATAGTCGAAGGCGATCCGGAAGCGGCCAGATAGCCGCTGTGTTACCTGCTTGAGAGTCAGGCCGTCCTCTTCCTCCATGAATGGGAACAGGTACGCCGCCGGCAGCAGCGCCCGGCTGGACAGGTAGGTCTTCAGCGCCGCATGCAACTCCGGCCGGATCGGCACGTTGCGGAACGCCACCTTGCCCCGCCACTGCTTGGTGCTCTGTACGCGCATGACCTTGGCGTCCATGTCGATCCAGCCGCGGCGCAGCATGTAGGCCTCGCGCAGCCGCAGGCCAGAGTAGACGACCACCAGGAACAGCGTCAACAGAGCGTTGCCGCCTAAGAGCAGCAGAGCGCGCTCGCGGTCCTCGCGCTGGTGCCCTGACAGCGCCCAGACGATGCGATCTTCCTCGCCAGGGTGCAGGCGGCGGTCGCGCTGCACGTCAGCCTTGGCCTCGCCGCCGGCCGCCTTGGCGAGCTTGGCGTCCTTCTCGGAATAGGAGCTGTACCCCTTGGGCAGCAGGTGGACCGGGTTGGTCGCCTTCACCTTCGGGTTGTGGCGCAGGTACTCGTCGATCGCGCGTCCCAGCCCCTGCACGCGATGCCGGATCGAGTTCGGTGACAGGTTCTTCTTGACCTTGAGCGTTTCGACGTAGCCGGTCAGCCAGGTGTAGTCGGCCTCGGCCAGCCTGACCTGGCCGACCTCCGCGAACAGGGAGTCCAGGGACGATTTCTGAGACGGCGCTGCAAGCCCGCTGGAGGCCCACGCGCGCACGATGAAGCCGAGGGTGTGGGCGGTTGTCGTTGCCGGCCGCAGCATTTCCTGCGGAGGCTCGACGCCGGCCTGCTTCATGAGTCGCCACTGCTCTGCGTACGCTGCGGCCTCCTCCTCCGTGTCGAAGGTGAAGTACTTCCGCCCGCTAGGTAGCGACGGATGCCGCAGCCCTATCTCCCACCGGCCCGCGCTGGTGCGCCGCGGCTTTGCCATGTTGCCCTCCCTGCAACTCACTCGGACGGCTGATTCTGCCATCCGGTGGCGGACGCACCGCCAATCCGTGGCGGTTTTCAGCCAATTCGAGGCAATTCAGGCCGGCAATTGCGCTCTAACTCATTGATTTGTATAGGGATTCAATTAGCCATGTCGGCTACAAGATCGAATTGATACAAGCAAAATCAACGGCTTAGCGCGATACCGCCACTTAGACGCCGCTGAGCATGAGCGAAGTGCGCTTCTACGTCCCGGGCCGCTGGGCAGCCAAGACGCCCGAGGACGACGCCGAAATGGCCGCCGCGGCAATCGAATGCTGGGTGTTCAGGATGCGCCGCGCGGGCCAGCGGCTGGCGCCGGGGCGCGTCGGCGATCCTTCCCAAGGCCGTCTGCTGGTGATCGACCGTTACGGTGAGCCGGACCGGTTCTACGTGCGCCTGTACCCGCCTGACTCCTGGCGGGACTGGGTCGACGAGCTCCACGGGGCGAGCCTGGTGCGCAGCGGCGGCGGGGTCTGGCTGTTCCGCGGCGACGAGTGGATCGCCGCGGAGAAGCGCCACTACCTGCAGACCTGGCTGTGCACGGCGCGGCCGGAGCGCGGCTGGGAGATCCTGCAGCAGATGGGCGGCGGCGCCGGCGAGGTATCCTGATGGCCATGGCGGACATGACCACCCCCACCCAGCCCGGGCCCTTCCTCTACTTCGACGCGATCGGCGGCGAGCCGGTGCCAGTGGAACTGCGCGAGACCGGCGACGGCTTGGGCGTGTTCTTCGAGGGCCGCGACGATTACGACTTGTTGGCGGACGTGTCCGGCCGGTTCGAGCCGGACGTGAGCCGGGCGCTGGAGTATGAGCAGCAGCAAAGCGGCCTGACTCGCGAAGAGATCGACCTTTACGCAGCAATCTACCGGCACGACGGCTTCACAACTGCCGGTGCGCACGCGGCGTTCGCGCATCTGAGCCGCGACAAGAAGCGGTGATCACCATCCCGGCGCCGATGCAGGCGCCGCAGGCCCTGCGCAAGCCATTCACCGACCCGGACTGGCTCTACGAGCTCAAGTTCGACGGCTACCGGTGCATGGCCGGGATCGAGGACGGCCAAGTGCGCCTGCTGACGAAGAACGGCGCCGACTGCTCGACCTGGTTCCCGGAGATCGCCGAGGCGCTGGCCGGGCTGCCCGGCGGCCCACACGTGTTGGACGGCGAGGTCTGCGTCCTGGACGAGAACGGCGTCTCCGACTTCAACCGCCTGCAGGAGCGCGCGCGGCACAAGCACCGCGGGCGAACGCCCCGGGTGACCTACTGCGTGTTCGACCTGCTGGTGCACGACGGCGAGCGGATCATGGGTCTGCCCTTGGTGGAGCGGAAGCGCCGGCTCGAGCAGCTGGTCGCCGGCCGTACCGGGATCCTGTTCGTCAAGGACTTGCCGGCAGACGCCGCACTCTTCCAAGCCATGACGTTGCCGAAGGAGAAAGGCGGGCTGGGCTTGCCGATCGAGGGCGTAGTGGCCAAGAGGAAGGCCAGCGCCTATCACCCGGGGGTGAGGTCGGCGGAATGGGTCAAGATCAAGCGGGCGGGCTGGCAGGAGGGGCGGGTCTGGAGGGGGTGATGCGGGCCGGGCGCTACTCCGGCTGAGAGAGTGGCCTGCAGGGCTCGGCGAAAGCGACGCCGCACTCTCTCGACCCCAGAGCCGCCGGCCGCGAAACCGCAACCCAAATCGACTCTGCGCATGCTGCGTGTCTGCTTTCCACGCCGCCGCATCAGGTGCAATTCTGCCAACAGCGCCCCGTGCAGGCAATCACCGCTTGGCGGCTGAAAACGAGAATGCGAGCCGAATAGACTTTCGCGCTGGAGGTTGAGTAATGGATTCACTGGATTGGGTTTCGATCGGTTCTGCGTTCACGGCGGCACTGGCGCTGATCGCGAACATCTTCAGCGCCGCAGGCGCAGCCCGTTCTGCCAACGTCGCCATGTCTGCGGAGCGCAGGCTCAAGGAAACCGAAGCCCTCGCCGAGCAGCGCGAGCTGCGTCGAACGGCGGCGCAGGCGGAGGTGGAAGCGGACACGACGATCCAGCTGTGCGACCTGAGCATCGGCACTCGCAAAGGCCTCTCCACCATGGTCGGCCACACTGGCGGCTCGCTGGAGAAGGAGGCACTGGAACGCTACGAAGCTTGGCGGTCAGCGGCTGAAGACGCCAAGGCGCATTCCCAAAATCTGCCCATGGATTCGCAGCAGATCCGCGAGCGTCAACTCGCCCTCGACGAAGCCCTGATTCGCGTGCGCTCCGCAAAGGACTCAGCGCTCCGAGAGCTCGACGACATGCAGCGTGAGCGGCACAGAGTTCTCGCCAATCGAGCGCCAGTTGGGCGCATGTAGTCCACAGAATGAAGAAAGCCCCTGCACCACGAGGGCGCAGGGGCGTGAGGAAGGCGCCAGGGAGGGTTGCCGAAATTGGCGGCGCCGGGGACGAATGTAACTCAGCCGTTCAGAGCAGGCCAGCTGCCGGGCGGTCGTCGCCCTCCTGGTAAGTGCGGCCGAAGGTGTAGAGCATCACCACGTTGCAGAAGACCAGCCCCCGGTGCGGGATGCCCGACTCCGGATCAATCGCCTCGCCGCGGATCATCGCCAGCAGGTGCCGTGTGGCGCAGGCCAGCGGCACAGACCACGGCATGCCCTTGGCCCAGTTCCATGACGCGTACTTCCTTCGGCCGTAGCCGAAACCGTGCGCGCACTCGTCCCAGCCTTCCGGGCCGAGCCAGCACAGGACGTCGAGCAGGCTGTCGTGATCCTCGCCGCGGCGCGCTTGGAACTCGCCCAGCGCGCCTAGCGCGGCCACGGGATCGAAGAACGCGGTTCCCTGATAGTGCACCCAGAAGTCATGCAGCATCTGGGCCGGGATCAGCTCGTACGGCGGCTTGCCGCCGTTGTAGCGCGCGCCCGAGCCCTTGGCGTCGCTCGTGACGTCGCCGATGCCCGCCACTGTGTCTACTGCGCCCATGCAACCCCCACCGCCGTGCCGGCGAAAGACCCGGCCGCGCCGGGAATGAGCAACCACCGGTCGCGGGTGTAGCCGATCACCGCCGTGGCCCCCAGCAAGAACAGCAGCACCGCCCAGCCGCCGGCTTCGAACGGGCTTCCTTGCTTCACGCTGGCCACACACATCGCCCAGCAGATGTCCATGGCGAAGGTGGCAAGGAAGGTGACGATCCAGCTCATGACAGCATCTCCGGAACGACCGTGTTGCGAGCGACCTGCCCGAACTCCGCGTGGTAAGTGATCGCGGTGACTGCCCGGTCTGCGTGGTAGCCGCCCCGAGCCGCGTAGGCATCGCGCGCCGCAAGCGTCGGGTGCTGGATCACGGTCAGGCCCGAGTGCTCCTTCTCGCTGACGTGGTGCCAGTGCCCGCAGTGGGCATAGCGCCGCGTGGTCGCCCCCCACATCTGGGGGAACTGCGCCGCGAACAGGATCGGTAGTTGGTCGTTCTTCTTCAGGTGCCCATGGTGGAAGGCGAGCATGGTCCGGCCGTGCTGGTATGCGTAGTAAGGCAACTCGGAGTCGATCACCTCGACCCGCGGCTCGGCTTCGTACAGCGCCCGGAACATCACCCGCAGCCAGACGCTGGAGGCCATGTCGTGATTGCCCTCCGCCATCAGGACGACAACGCGCTCGTGCTTGGAAAGCGCCAGGTCGATCACATGCCGCAGGATGCGCACAGCGGTCGTGACCATCTTGGAGAACCGCCCGTCTGCGTCCAGCACGTGTCCGCTCGTGGGCGTCACTGCCGCGAGCGAGTCGAAGTGCAGAAAGTCCCCCAGCTGGTTCACGAAGCCGACGCGCGCCGGCGGCGAAGCGGCCACCATCTGCGAGAAGCAGCCGACCAGAGTCGCCTCTGCGATCTTCAGGTCCCAGTCCGCCCCGCCCTCGCGGTGCCACGCGAGCATCCCGACGTGGCTGTCGGTGAAGGTGTAGAGCGTGGCGAGTTTCGCCTCGTAGGCGCCAACAGCAGCGATGGGCGGCAGCCGCGGCAGTTCCTCCGCCATGGCTGCGAACGCCTCTCGAATGAGTTCCTGGCGTCGGGCCTCGTCTGCGGCCGATTTGACCCACTGGCCCCGGACCTTCCCGTCATCGTCGTAGTAGGTGGAGACTCCCTTGACCTTGAAGCCGTCCGGGACGGTCTTGGTCATGTCGTGCTCGGGGGAATACCCGCGCGCCGCTGCGCTCGCCTTCAGGCGCGATATGGCGCGGCTGACGTTCTCCCACCGGACGCCGAGCGCCTTCGCGGCCTTGAGAACTCCCTTGTGCTTGTTGATGGCGTCGACAAACTCGGCCTGTCGCTCGGTGGCCCATTCCTTCAGCCGCGGGTCGACGTAATCGGTGCGGCTCATGGCATCACCGCTCGACCAGCAACCCGACGAGGGTGTTCACGATCCGGTGCTCTGCGCTCATGATGTCCTCCTCGCCGGCGCCGGCCCTGATGAATTCCTTGTACTCGTGCAGGAACACGTGCAAGACCTCGTGGCAGGCGATCGCCTCGACGCTTTGCGCGGTCACGGGGATGCTCCCGAAGTCAGTCCCGATGCGGTAGACCGCCAAGCGGTCCGGCAGGGAGGTCGACACGACCTCTGCCATGTTCGCCTTGCCGGCGGGCTTGGAGGACTTCTCGATGCGCCAGTCGTTGAGGTTCAGGCGGTCCTGCCACTCGCGTACATAGAGCGTGAAGGCATCGGAGTCGGACTGCTTGACCGGGTTCGCTGGCGCCTTCTGGGCGGGCGCCGGACGGCGCTTGGCTGTCATCGGACTTCCCCGGCGGGTGATCCGGTGCGCTGGCCTCGCTCCGGATCGACAACTCGCGCAGCCTCGACGGCCGGGCCAGCGCGGTTCAATCGGTCGATCTCTGCGCGCATCAGCGCGATCTGCCGCTCGGCCTGCCACGCCAGCCGAAACGCTTCTTCTTTGTTGCGCGAGAACCAGGCGTGCTCGATCGCGCGGGCCAGCCCCCAGGCTTGCGGATCCGGCTCGTCGCTGCAGTCCAGCGATGCCGGCAGCTTGGGGACGCCTTCGCCGGTCATTTAGGCTCCGGTGACAGCTTGAGCGTCAGGGATTCGTAGTCCGCCTCGCACTTGAGGCCGCGGGCGCGGGCGTCGTCGGCGTCGGCAGCAGCGCGTCGAGCGATCTCGCCACTTCGGCCGAGTGCGTCTCCGATCTGGGCAGCTGCCTTGCGGATGCACTCAACGGCGGGATCGCCGGAGAGGGAGCCGCAGCCGGCGGCGTCGAGGTACGCTGCGGCTCGCAGGCGCAGGCCGTCAGCAGCAGCGACAGCGCGATCGCGGTCAGCGCGCACGCGCGCGAGCAGTTCGTCCTGGGCACGTTGGTTCTCCTGTTGGGCGTTGAGCCGGCGCAGCGTCTCGGCAGCGGCTAGGCGCGCGTTCTCGATGGCTGCGGCCTGCGCCTTGGCGCGGTCGTCGTCCCAGAGCTGCTGTATCCGCGCCGCGCCGGCGGCATCGCCTTCCTGGTAGACGCTGGAGCGCCAGTGCTCGTACGCCCAGGTGACGCCGCCGATCACAGCGCCGGCCAGGGCCAGCACCAGCAACGCCTTCAGGATCCGCTCGGTCATGGCGTGGACGGCTCCGAGGCCTTCGGCTGGCACGGCATGATCGAGATGTCCACCCAGCGCCGGTCGCCGAAGCCCGGAAAGTGCAGGCTGGTCGCGCGACGGCCGCGCGGCTTCTCCGTCCAGCGGATGTCGCCCTTCGTGTTCGTCACCGACTCGCGCAAGTCGCAGGACTGGGCGATCAGCCGCACGAGCTGGTCGTGGTTCGGCCGGGCCTCCTCGGTCCACGGCGTCAGCAGGATGTCCAGGTCGCGCGTGTAGCTGCCATGCAGGCTGGCCGAGTACCCGTACTGCCACGCGATGCAGCGTGCCTGCGTGAAGACGCGGGCGTAGTCGGGGTCGAGGATCACGCCTCGTCCTTCCACTGCAGGCAGACGTCTTGCTCGAGCGCGCGGCGCTTCGTCAGGCCGGGGAGCTCCACCAGCACGCCGGCGATGCGAGACTTGTTCCAGCGCGGGAGCTGCCGGCAGGCGGGCGAGTAATCGCCCGTCACGGTGCGGGCTTCCACCAGCATCCGGGCCGCAGTGGAGTTCTTCGTGTCGCAGGCGATGGTCGGGCCGATGTTGAAGACGGCGTCGGCATATGCGATGAGCACCTTGGGCGGCAGGCCGGGCTGGCACCGCTCCACCACGTCGACGGCGTGCGTCATGTCGGCGGTGAGCAGCGCTTGGCACTCGGCGTCGGTGTAGACCTTGCCCTTCACGACGCCGGCGCCGGTGTGTCCCATGCAGACCGTGGCGATGCCCGGCGGGTCGTAATAGACGGTTCGGCGCAACCCCTCGCACGGTGCGGCGATGGCGCATGCGGCCGCGACGATGGCGGCCTTGCGCCGGTGCTGCTGCGGGATCAAGGCCGGTCCCCGCTGATGGACCGCTGCGGAATCAGCCGGGCGCCGATCGCCCCGATTGCGGCCAGCAGCGCCAGCCAGGACAGCAGCTTCGGGGGCAGCACGCCGTCCAGGGCCGGCAGCACGTACTGCAGTGCATCCAGCGCCGATAGCAGCGCCGCGATGGCCGCGCAGTGCACCGACCACGCCTTGAGGAGCACGGTCTTCCAGTCGTCAATCAGCTTCATGGAAATGTCCTAGAGGTCGTGGCCGGCCTGCTTGTGGGCGTCGGTCCAGCCCTTGCGGTAGCCCGCGGCGAGGGCGCGCTTGACCAGGGTGTCGAGCTCCTGCTCGGTGAAGACGGCGCAGCCGGTTTCTGCGTCCCGGCACGCCTTGCGCTCCTCGTCGGTCATCTGCACGCCGTTGGCGCAGCCGGCCAGGTGGAGCAGCGCCAGGGCGAGAAACACGAGGAGCGCTGCGTAGGCGGCGCCGATCAGGACGTCGACGAGGACGCGCCTCACGTCGGCACCTTCAGGTGTGTGAGCGCCCAGGAGATCGCGCCGCCGAACGCGGCAGAGGCGCCGCCGAGCATCATCATGAGCTTCCACCCTCCCCTGGCTTCGGCCATCTGCTCTCGCATCGCCGACACGTCCGCCGCCAGTGCCTTGAGCAACTCCGTCTTCTCGGCGTCCAAGCGAAGCAGAAGCTCCACCTGCGCCTGCATCCGGCCGAATTCCTGGGGGTCGATGTCGCTCATGGATCAGGCCTTTCAGTGGCGTGCTAACTCATCCGCGGGAGCCTACGAAAAAGCTCATCGGCCGTGTTCCCGCATCGGAACTGTTACAACCCGTGTGTGACATCCGTCCCAGACGAAACGGGACATTTCGGGCTGCCGCAAGCTCGGGCCCAGCCGCTGTAATGGCGGGCATGCGGTACATCCCTGCCCTGGACGGCCTGCGCGCCGTCGCGATCGTCCTGGTGCTGCTCTTCCACGCCCGTGCGCCCTTCGGGCTGGGCGGGTTCGTCGGGGTGGACGTGTTCTTCGTCCTCTCCGGCTTCCTCATCACGTCGCTGCTGCTCGGCGAGTACGCGGCCCGGGGAACGGTGAGCCTGCGCTCGTTCTACTGGCGGCGCGCCGTGCGGCTATGCCCCGCCCTGTTCGCACTGCTGGCGGTGTACCTGCTGGTGGCGCCGATTGTGTGGCCCGGGGCAGCGAACCATGGCCTAGAGTCGGCCGTCGCCGGCCTGTACCTCTCGGACTACGCGGTCGCCTTCCTCGGCATTCCGCAGTTCATCGGCCACACCTGGTCGCTCTCGGTGGAGGAGCACTTCTACCTGCTGTGGCCGCTCGTGCTGCTGTGGGCATGCCGGCGCTTCACCGCGCGCCAGCTGGTCATCGGCCTGGCCGTGGCGTGGGTCGCCGCCACGCTCTGGCGCGCCGCCTGCGTGGCCGATGGTCAGTCCTGGCAGCTCGCCTACTACCGTTTCGACACCCGCCTGTCCGGCCTGTTGCTGGGCGCCCTGCTGGCCGCCCTCGCCCGCGATCCGGCTGCCCTCGCCGGCGTGCGCCGGTACATGCCGCGCGCGGTGCTGTGGCTTCCCCTTGCCCTGCTGGCTGGCTACCGCTTCCGCTGGGGCGCCATGGAGGTCCTGGTCTGGGGGCTGCCAGTGATCGAGCTGTGCACGCTGGCCGTCCTGATGGAGATCCAGCGGGCCGGCGGCCTGTCCCGCGTGCTCGCCCATCCTTCCCTCGTCTGGCTCGGCAAGATGTCGTACGGCGTCTACCTCTGGCACTACCCGATCATGCGGGTGATGCGCGACGACTACCCGTGGGAGTTCACGCTGCTGGCCGGCACCGCCCTGTCGATCGGGATGGCGGCGCTGTCCTTCTACACGATCGAGGCGTGGGCGAAGCGGTCACGCCGCCTGTTCGGCGCCCACGCTGTAGAAGCCTGAGGGCGTCACCCAGTTGCTCGCCTCGGCCGCGATCCAGTCGGCCGAGAGGATGCCCGAGCGGATGTAGGCGAAGTTGAACCGGGCGGAGCTCGCCTCCGTTCCAGCGCCATCCGACGCACCGACGTACAGCGCATCCCCCGTCCCCGAGGGGCGCTGGGCCACTGTGTTGTCGGTGAAGGCAGTCCCGTTGACGTAGAGCTTGCGCGCCGTCGTGCCGTCGTGCGTCGCGTTGAGCCGGTAGATCGTGTCCAGGCTCGGGCTCGAGGTGTTGTCGACCCACGAGTCGGTGCTGTTCCAAAGCCCGAAACGGTCGGTGGCCAGGTGGTAGCCGAGCGTGGCACGCGTCGTGTTGATCGACCCCGTCTGGTCGTAGTAGGAGATCAGGCCTCGGTTGACCGACTTCGCTGCCAGGCTCACGTGCGCGCCCACCGACCACTGCGTGAACTTCGAGATGCCCATGAAGCGCGCGTGCCCGCCACTGGTGCCGCTGAGGTTCATCCAGTCCGTGATGGCCCCAGCCGGTGCGCTGTCGAACGTGGCCGTCTGCAGAGAGTTCGACGTGCCACCGCGCCCGACGACGAGGGTGCTGCCATTGACACAGATGCCCTCCCCCACGGTCGAGGATGGCGACAGGCAGATGCGCCGCACGGTGCCGTCGGTTCCGATCTCCCAGATCTTGCCGACGTTGTCGGATGCGTAGCAGTACCCGTTGTAGAAGGTGATGCCCTGCATCTGGTCGACCGAGGTCGACAGGGTCACGGCATCAACGTAGACGCCAGAAGTTGTGAAGCGCGGGAGCGAAGCGCCGTTCGTGAAGTCGCATCCCCAGAGATAGCCGTCGGCCGAGTTGTAGGCAAGGCCAGCGATCGCACGCCCGGGCGTGGTGGAGATGTCGTACTGCGTGACGTAAGAGAGGTCCGAGGCGTTGTAGACCGCGATGCGATCCCCGGAGCCGCTGGATCCGGTCCAGTTGTCCGTCGGCACGTACAGCAGCGAGCCGACCTTCACCAGATCGCCCTGGTGGTTGGCGCCAGAGACGTTCAGGTACGAGTTCGCATTGCTCGCGATCAAGTTCCACGAGGTGTCGTACTTGTAGAGATCCTTCGTGGTGACGATGTAGTAGTAGGTGCCGTCGAAGTCGACGCCCTGCAGCTCATTCCCCGTGGCGAGAGTGAACGAGTGAAGCGCTGCGGCCGTCACGCGATGCCCTGGCTCCAGCACCGTGTACGCGCCGACGCCATGCCCGGAGCGGTCAACGCCGGGCTGCGAGAACACCGTCATGCGGTGGTAGTCGGTCCACACTGCATTGCGCCCGTAGGTGTCCGTGACTGCCAGCGCCGCCAGCGCCGAGGCGCCGTAGTAGATCCGGATGACGGTGCTGGAGGCCGCGGCCACCGTGGGCACCTTGACGAACATCCAGCCGGTGCTGGTGCCCTTGTCGAAGCGCGCCACGTCGAAAGGCAGGCTGGATGCGCCGCCGGCGCTCTTGACGCGGATCTCACTGCCGCTGGTGGTCACGTGCGACCAGAACGACGACGGCAGGTTCGCCATGTCGATCATCACGGGAAAGTCGGTGAGGTTGGACGCGACTTTCCCCGAGGGGATCGTCACCTCGACGTAGTAGGGGTTGTCGGTCGGCGCGTACACCGTGCCGGACGCGAGCAGAGCCGGGCCGCAGGTGAACATCAGCCGAACGCCTTGAGCAGGTTGCAGCGCAGGACGGAGCCGTCGTAGATGCAGGACAGCAGATCCTTCGCGTTGGCCGCGGTGGAGAGCGCAGGAGCGGCGCCGCCAGGGAACTTGTAGGCGCTGCCGAACGACAGCGTGCGGCTGCCGGTGGCGTCCTGGTCGATGAAGAAGTTCAGCACCATCCCGCTCGTCAGGTTCGTCGGGTTGGCCAGCGTGCGGTTGCCGCCTAGGGTCACGCTGAAGTTGTTCGATAGCGAGGCGTCGACGCTGATCGTCGCGCCGTCGGTGAGCGCCACGGTCTGGACGCTCTGGTTCTTCGTGAACACGTTGACTGTCGACAGCGAGGCGAGCACCGAAGCCAGGGCCGTCTTGAGGTTTGCCCAGCTCAGCTTCTTCATCACGTTCGACGCCGCGCTGTCCATCAGGCCCAGCTGGTCGGCATCCACCGGCGTCGTCTTGCTCGTGGCGCTGTTGATCAGGGCGCCGTGCGTGGCCGCGGTGACGTTCTCGTTGGCGATGTTCCAGTTCGCGCCGACCGCCGCCTGCGTGCCGGCAGCGGTGCCGTCGGTGATGCAGTAGAGCGTGTCGCCGATGTTCACGTCCGTGCCCGAGCCGCCGCCGATCTTGCCGGCAACGCTGACCTTGTACAGGTGGCCGGCGTCGGCTGCCGGGTAGTTCGGGTTCGCCGAGCAGTCGATCACACCCTTGAAGACCATGACGTCGACGGCGCCGCCGGTGACGATGCCGTCGACGTAGGCCTTCGTCGCCTTCTGGGTCGCCAGCGTTGAATCGCTGTTGGCCGCCAGGGTGGTGTCGGTGTCCAGCGTCAGCAGACCAGCAGTGCCGCTGCCGGTGAAGTACGGGATCTTGTTCGCAGCCGAAGTCAGGCCGGCCAGGGCCGCCAGCTCCGCGTCGTAGGCCTGCACATCGGAACCGATAGCGACTCCCAGAGCAGTGCGCGCAGCCGAGGCGCTGGTCGCTCCGGTGCCGCCGTTTGCCACCGGCAGCGCCGTGCCGCTGTAGGTGATGGCGAGCGTGCCAGAGCCAGTCACCGGCGAGCCGGCGACGGAAAAGACAGAGGGAACGGTCAGGCCGACGCTGGTGACGGTGCCGGATCCGTTGCCGCTGCCGATCCCCGTCGTGCGGTAGTCCGTGTAGCTGGTGGGCCCGGATCCGTCGCACACCACGGCGTAGAGCGCCTTCGCGCCGCCGGTCAGGGGGGACGGCCAGCCGGAAGGCGCCGACGTCGTCACGCTGACGGTGCCATCCGTCTCCTTGATGTAGTTTGTCGCCGAGGCGGTGAGGCTGACCGTGCCGTTGGCGATGGTGCTGATCGTGCCGTCGGCCTTGCGGTACTTGCCGCCAAGGTATCCCAGCGTCAGGGACGCAGTGGCGTCCGGGTTGATGCCGAAGATCGTTGCTGGCGATGCCGCGCTCATCATGTCGTTGAACAGCTCCTCTTTGGCGAGCTGCCCGGTTTCCATTTGCGGCAGGTTGGAAGTCGAGTCGGCCATGTGGCTCCCTGAAATGAAAAAGCCGCCCGAAGGCGGCTTGCGTTGATGCGGAGGTCAGCTCAGATCGAGCCGTCGGCAGAAATTCCTCTGCCCACCACTGCGGACAGTTGGTAAACGCGGAAGTAGATGGGGTTGCCGGGCGTCAGGCCGTCGCTCGTCTGCTGCACGGCGCTGTAGCTGGCCGTCGGCGAGGACAGGCCTGTGATGGTTCGGACAACGGTGCTGCGCGCGCTGCTGTTGAAGATCTCGACCTCGTAGGCTTCGCTGGTCTCACCAAGCGGAACCTCTACCCCGCTACGCCATTCATTGCTCATTCGCCCGCAGTTCCTCCACTTGAGGGTGGCGTTGTTCGATGCATCTCTGCCTCCACCAAGGCGCGCGGGCGCGTACGGCTTCAGCCCGGTCCCCTCGTTCGTGAACTCCTGGGCTGTGGCGCTGGCCAGCGTCATGCCGTTGGTCACGGCCTTGTAGCTCTTGGCGACGCCGATGTCCGCAGTGCTCTGCGTAACCCGGACCATCTTGGTCATATCGACCAACACGAACCGCTCGCCGGCCACGTGCTGCGACTTGGCATAGCGGGAGCCGCGCCTGCCGCGCAGGAACGTGCGTAGGGTATAACTTCCGTCGTCCTCCAGCGTGGCGTCGCGGTAGAAGATGATCTCTTTCCCGATCACCGCCATGTACACGCCAGCCCGCATCCCCGCATTGGTGGTCGAGGAAAGCGAACCGTGCGACAGCCGTACGTTCACGTGGCTGAGGAAGTCGGTACCGTTTCCCTGGTGATCGGCGAGGACATCGGTGGTGACGCCCATGGTCGTCTCGCCGCTGTTGACCGTGAACGCCAGTGCGTAGGTGGCGCCACCGTCCACCGAGGCGTAGACCCCGCAGCCAGTCCAGTTCGTCGCGGTCGGATCGGCGGCGCACGCCGCAGCGTAGAACCCGGGATCGTTGTCCGCATCCCGCAGCATGTTGATGTTCACATGAGCTCCAGCAGGGTGAGCGACGGGGTATCCACCGTCTCGTCCGGCGGCGGCGTCTCCTCGACGATCACGTTCGGGATGTAGGTGTCGCTGTCATCGCGCACCGCCTCGAACACCTGAACTCCGTTGTCCTTCTGCGTCTGCTTGGTCAGGCGCATGGTGTAGCCCTGCACGCCCACGAGGTCGGTGGGCATCAGGTAGGCGTACTTGCGGCCCAGCTGCAGCCGGTAGGTGACGCGGCCGATCCACTGGTCGTGCAGGTTGACAGCTGCGATCTCGGCTGCCTTCTGGTCGGTGAAGACCATGGGCATCTCGAGCCGCGCCTCGTCGCCGCTGTTGCCCACCAGCCGGCGCGCGTACTTCGTGGCCGGGGAATACTTCGTGGCCGCCAGCACGTAATTCACGCTGAACGTGCGCGGCAGATGCTCGTCGTCATCCCGGTTGGTGTCGTAGTGGCCGGGCGATTCCTCGCCGGAGCCGTGCGCGCCGAGATCGTCGTCCGGGATCTCCACCGCGATGTCGCCGCCGCGCTTGATGAACCTGATCTTCCCCTGGTCCTCCACCGCGTCGAAGTAGTAGGCCGGCATTAGCGCCTTGATCGCGTCCTGCACCGTCACCTGGTTGGCGAGCGTGTAGCCGTCGACCTGGTCGGTCAGCTCGGTGACGTCGATCTGGTCCTCGGTCAGGCCGGCGCGCAGGGACAGGTCAGTGACAACCTCGGCCAGGTTCATGTACTGCAGCGAGGAGTCCTGTCCTCCCAGGTAGCCGGAGTTGTAGGGCAGGCTCGCAGGGTTTGAGCCGTCGGTGGTGATCGCGTAGAGGCCGCCCTCGCGGTAGCCGACGAAGCCAGTATTGGCGTCGTCGTAGACCACCGCATGCAGATCGTTGACGCCGTGGTAGACGCCGTCGAACGGAGCGCCCACCAGCACGCCGGTGTCCTGGTCGAGCCTGATGAAGTGGTCGACGGCGAGCCAGCGCTGCCCGCAGATGTAGACGTAGTCCGGCGCGAAGGTGAGCGGCTGCCGACACATGTCGTAGAAAGTGCCAGGGTTCAGATCGCCGGTGTAGATCAGCCCGGTCTGGTCATGCACAGACCACCGGATCGGGTTGCCGGACGCGCTGTCGCGCCATGCGGTCCACAGCTTACCGGTGTAAGGGTCCACCGCAGCGCTGGTGCCCCCGGTATTGCGCGCAGGAACGCCGAGATCCTGCGAGCTGAAGACCAGGCCGGTCAGCGTGAAGTCGTACTTGCGCACCTTGGAGTCGGTGACTCCGTAGACCCATGTCGCATTCGGATCGGTGCTGTAGATGCTCTTGATCTGCTCTCCCGAGGAGAGATCAAACTCCATGGCGGTGCCCAGCACCTCGGTGTGGTTGGACGGGTTGACGAAGCGGAACTTGACCCCGCCGGATGCCATTTTGAAGGCGAAGCAGTACCAGCCTTGCGCCATGCAGGCGCCGGCGAGGGTATCGCCGGCTGGCACGGTGAACGGGGTGTGATAGCCGTACGCGCCGGTGCCCATGACGGTGGTTGAGTACCAATCAGAGGTCGGACCAGCGTAGCCGCGCACCAGAGTGTCGGCCGCGTCGTTCCACACGAGGTAAAGCCCCTGCGAGAACTCGCTGTTCAGGATGTCCCGGCGGTGCATGAAGCTCATGTCCGCCTTGGAGTGCTGCAAGGCCCCGTAGTAGGAGCCGTGGAAGGAGGAGACGAAGGTCGTCGAGCCGATCAGCACCTGGTTGAAGAACACCTGCCCCAGCGTCTCGGGCGTCACTTGGGCTTTGCGGCCGACCTCGATGGTGAGAAACGGGGGGCGGTTGCCATCGTGAGCTGAAACGTCGAATCCCTCTATCACGATGTAGGCATAGCCGCGGTATGCAGGAGCGAAGCCGACCCCACGGTACGACTCGATGAGAGGGTCAGGCATCTGATCTTCGGACCCGTCGTAGTAGCGCAGCGTGCCGCTCTCCAGTTGCTGCGTGGTCGGGTCGTAGATCAGTCGTTTTTCCGGGCCGGCCCAAATGCGCCCGAGGCCCATAACGCCGTCCGGAGACTCGCAGATCAGAATGGCGATGTTGAGCGCGTAGGTAGCGCCAGTTGGACTGCCGCCTCCGCCCTTGCCGCCACCATCGCCGTCGCTGGTCTTGATCAGATCAAAGCCTTCGATGACGTTGCCGCCCACGGCGTTGACCGAGTAAATAATCGGGATCGGCCTCCCGTACTCGGAAGCCTGCGGACGCAGGTCAGTCAGTGCGGGGCCGCTCTGATGAGGGCCGAACATGCCGCCTGCGACACTGCCGGCCACCCACCCCCACTGTGCGCCGGCAGGGCCACCGACGACGAAGCCAATGGTGGCGCCAACCACCCCACCCGTGAGCCCAGCGGTCATGCTTCAACTCCACGGAACTGCCAGGCAGCAACGATTCGACGACGCCAGTTCTCGTCGAGCCGGTGCTCGACGACCTTGTTCACGCCGGCGCCGTTGTAGGCGTGGATCAGCGACAGCCCGCCGTGGACGTAGTCGCCCACCACTCCCAGGTGTTGCGGCTCGCCGTCGAAGCGCATCCAGACGACGTCGCCTGGCTGCATCTGCGCCACGAGGATGCGATCGAGGTGGTCATCCAGCGCCGCGCGCATCTCGGCTGGCACCGGATGGCGGCCGTAGCGCGCGATGAACAGGTGCTGCACGTCCATGCCGATGCTGTGGGCCGCGTGGATCGGCACGAACGCGCAGTCGGCCGCCAGGCCGGCAACGCGCCCCTGGTGCGCGTAGCGCGTGCCGATCAACTCGCGCGCGGCGGAGAGGATCTCTGCTCGTTTCATGGCCGCCACACCCTGTAGTCGGTGATCGAGACGTCACCCACGCCCTCGACCGGCTCGACCCCCAGCTCGGTGCTGGCAAACCACTCTGTGCCGTTCGACCAGCCGCGCGAGCGGACATGGTTGAGGAACGCGGAAAGGTTGAACGTGCGCGGCGATCCGTTCGCCAGCGGCCCATTGCGCGGCTCGAAGGCGATGAAGTTCCAGCCGAAGTGCGTGTGGTAGTAGACCGCCCAGACGACCCCCTCGAGCGTCACGTCGTGGCTGTAGTCGGCCGGATTGCGCCCGTTCGGCGACGTGTTCGCCGCGCCGTAGTTCCCCCAATAGTCGACCGGGATCATGATCTCGTGCGTCAGCCCGCCGGGGAATCCGCTCAACTGGTTGGACTGCGCCGTCAGCCAGATGTCGAACGTCACATGGCCCTGCCCGCTCGGCGCCACGTTGTGGTGCCAGTCGAACGAGCAGTTGACCGGCGGCAGGAAGCCGTTGGCCTGCATTGCCAGGAACGTGCCTGGTGTGGCACCCGACGGTGCGGTCTGCGAGGTCGAGCCGTCTGGCAGGATGATCGGCTTGCCGTCAACGAGGTTCGTGTTGCTGTAGTAGCCAGGCTTCTTTCCTGTCAGCAGCGCGGGGAATGCCTTGACCTCGTGCTGCGCCGAGGTGGTGTTGGGCCACTTCCATGCGAAGCGCGCCGACACCTCACCGTTCGGGCCGTAGGGCGCATCGCCACGCCCGAAGGCCGACTCAAAGGTGTAGCCGCTCAGGCCGGTGTAGGTGCCGCGCGTGAGGCCTGCGGAGCCCCACGGGTTATCCGCCACCCAAGCCACGTTCGGCAGGTTGCCGACCTGCAGCCATTCCTCGTTGGCGCCGCTGATCAGGACGATGGAGTCGCTGCCCCAGCCGCCGGTAGCCGGCGGCGGAGGTGCAGGAGCCGGCGGAGGCGGCGCCGCGACGTACTCGATGATGGTGATGTCCGGGTCGGACGTGTCGCCCACGTAGTCGGTCGCCGCGCCGATGATCTGGTTGCGGTCGAACAGGATGTTGGTCTGCGGGCCGTAGAAGCGTATGCCCGTCTGGCTGCCGCTCTGGGTGATCACGCTGCGCGAGACGGTGATGCTGTCGTTGGCCTCGTCGCCGTCGCTGTAAACCATCACGGCCGCGTGCCCGGTGGTAGCGGCGTCGCCGCAGTTCGT